AAAAATTAAACCGACGTTATCTGCATTTGGTAGGCCATTCTATCCATCCATCAAACGATGGCGGATCGGACCTACGCGTTTACCGATGCGGAGCGTCATTGCCGCTTAGACAGTTTTGCGATGGCTGACCAAGCCTCCGCCTTGCTTAAGGTCGATAGCCGGAATGACGCATAATAGCGCCACATGAGTCAATCAGAATAAGTGCGCTGATTGGCAATCCGAAGGATTGTCGATTAGCTCGCTCTGCTCTGCCATGTAGCTTTTGTATCCGCAGATTAGGCCGAGCTTGTGCGGCTGGATGATATGCTCCCTCGCGATGAAGCCTCGGAACGTATACGGACCGGGGAACTGTCCAGTCATCAGCGCATAGTAATCCACACCCAGCGTTTTGACGCCCTTGCGAGAATCGACCAGCAGCTTGCCAGTCTCATATTTGGTCGTCTTCACATCGATGCGAATGCCCGGAGGAGGCGGAATAACTGCGTCGTAGAGCGGGTGCGGAGGCTCTCGATCCGTGTCGATGTCGGGGTAGACATTAAATAGCTTACAGAAGGCTATCTCGCCACACACGCCCTCCAGATCTACCGTCGCAGGGTCCGCATCGCTAACCTTTAAGTTCGTCACGTTGAAATGACGGTTATTGCCGTTGCGATTCTTGGCTACGAAGTGGGCCAACTTCCTCTCAGCTTGATTGAGAGAAATAACTTGACCAATTTTAATTTTACTTAACATGGTCAAAAAGACGGAAAATTTTTGAGGGGGGTATCGTAAACGAAGCCCACCCCAAAAGGGGGTGCCTTACTTTGCCTCACAAAGTGTGCCAATCCTAGGAAAAACAATCCTTTTGTCCCTAGGACATAAAATGTCCGCCTATAGTCTGATAATATGCATTATCAGACCGTGTCCGCAGCCTGCGCTCCGTGGACGACTACCTCCGCGAATCGATCCGGCATCGATCCTAACAGATTTATCGACACGCTGGCGCTCTCCCCTTGCTCAGACCATCCAAACACAAGCGCCGAACGCTTCGCCACGCTGCCTAGAATGGACTCTCGGACGCTTTCATCTTTGATGCCGTCAAGGTCGTAACTATCGATCCTTTCTAGCGTGCTGGCTGCGTCGGCCGCGAGACGATTCCTGACAATTGCTGACAACGACTCTAGGCTTTCGGTTTTCTTTTGAATGCAAACCGTTTGCATCTCCCTCTTAACTTTCGTCACTCCCTCTAGAGACGCTCGTTTGCATAGAGTCGTTTTATTCACTCCCAATTGGCTCGCTATCGTCTCCCAATCCATTCCAGCAAGGTAGAGGCTGCAAGCTCGTTTCCAGACTTCCTTGGGCATTCGCATCTCCGGCAACTTACGGATCGGCAAGGAATTCGGCAAGGAATCGGTTTTCCACTCCCAAAAATTCGATTTTTGCGTTCGCCAGTCGTTCCGCTCTCAAAAATTTTTAACGCATTTTCCCCAATGAAACCGGCCTTTTCACCTATTCTCAAAATTATTCTCGATTTTTCTTTTGACTCCTTCCGATCCGTTGCCCATAGTCAGCCCATGCAGAATTTTAACCTCTCCCTTGAAACCGTCGCCAGCATTCGAACGGCAATTTCCGATTCAATCGCAACGGGGCAATGCGTCACCGTACCCATCACCGATTTGGAAAACACTCTCCGTTTCATTGGATGCCATTACAACGACTGCGATTTCGATTCGTACCTGAACCAAACCACTATTTTCGGTGACGATCCTGAAATCACCGTTTCAGACGACGGTGACGGTTACGAAGCGCATTTTGTCCTTAATTTGGTTTGCCCAAAGCAATCGCGATTCACTGCGATTTTCCGCAAGCCAAGCGGTGAAACCGTCACCGATACTATCTCTTATCACGAACCAATGAACGAAGCGTTGGACGCAGCCCATGAAGACGCTCACCGTTACGGATGGACTTTCGTCTCCCTTCAAACCGTCACCGCCTGAATCCATGAAACGCATCACCATCAAACGACTCGCCATTGCGGCCCTAATCCTCTCCGCCGTCCTAATCCAAGCTTATCTTGAATCTTCCCTAGGCTTCACTCCCAACCACTAAACAAATCCCATGAATTATCCTGAACAAATCCCCGCCGCATTCGCCTCCGATTCAACTTTGGAGCGCGCCTATCGAATCGGTTGGAACCACGGCCACGGAATCGCTTGTCACAATGTCCCTTCAATCGGTGACGCTATCGACCGCTCCATGGATTGGATCGGCTTGGGCAAAGTAGTCACCGCCGACAATATTGCAGAATACCACGAATTGCTTTGCTTTGCTGCGGAAACAAATTCCCGTGACTTTTCACCGTTCGAATTTATCGCCCATGAATTCAACGAAAGCGAAGATTCAGAATCACTTTGGCAAGCTTTCGAATCGGGGATTGCCGATTCAATTCGCCATGATTTGGAGTTTTATTCCTACGTTGAATTGGCCTGAATCCTGAACCACTGGCTTTCGGAAACGTAAGCCAGAATTCGGTATTCAAATCCAAATCCAAATCAAATCCCATGAAAGAGACACTCGCTCAACTTTGCCTCCGCATAGATAGAACTCCGCGCATTCGAAACGAAGGAAAACCCCACGAATGCATTGCTATTCTCCCGTTTCCCGATTCGGAACGGTGGGCGGCTTTCCATCTGTCCGATTATTACGTTTCCGCCTCCGTTTCCGGCCCTTGCTTAGAGTTCCGGCCCATTCCCTCCGCAAAGTAAATCCCATCCCATCCCATCCCATGAATACAATCCCCGTTTCCGCTCCCCGTTTCCGCTCCCCGTCCATTAAATCCATTGAATCGGCTTTCCCCGGCAAAGGCAAAGCGGCCAAGGCAATATTCCAAATGCGCCGTTCCGAACTTGAATTGCTCCCCGCAGGCAATGAGCGAGTGCGCGAGTGCTATCATGCGCCGTCAACCTCAGACTTGCGCCTTCATTGCCTTGACGCATTATTGGAAACTTTCGGCATAGAAGCTTTTCAGACTAGAAACGGTACTTGGGTTGAGTACCTGAACACGGGCGACACTTATGCGCCAACGATAGTCCGAATGAATGGACACTATCGAATCGCTTCATGGGGTGATATTGCCGAATCGAACGGTTCGCTTTGACTCCCCGCGCCAGTCCATTCGAAAAAGTGGATTGCAGCGGTGAATCAATCCCGATTCCCGATTCAATAAATCCAATCCATGAAAACCATCGTCACAGAGTTTCAATTCGTCGAATCCTTCCGCCTGTGCGGACGCGAAAGTCAATTCAGTGTCCGCGCACGCTATGCTTTATTCGACCACTTCGAACAAGTCGAAGAGGATTCAGACACTGAAATCACGCTCGATCCTGTCGGGATTTGCTGCGAATGGGCGGAATATCCTTCCGCGCTGAAAGCCGCGAATGACTACGGCTTCAAAGGAAACGAGAACGACTCCGAGGAAGCCGCGCTTGACTGGCTCCATGAGCAAACCCAAGTCGTCCCTTTCGACGGCGGACTGGTCATTCAACAATTCTAACCCTATCCCCGCGCATCCAATGAATAAAACATCCTTTCTCTCTGAGTACCGTAAATCCGTTTCCGCGCTCCCGTGGGCATCCAATTCCGACAAATTGGAACGGTTCATGGAATCTTGCCGCGCAACGCTTGAAGGCGCATCCACTTGGCAATACGACGGTGAACTATCCGTCAAAGCATGGCGCGCAATCGGCGGTAAAGGTAAACCGACATTGAAGGCACTCCGCGCACTGGCCGAATGACCCATCCTACGCGCATCATGCGAAAGCGTGCTGCGAAAGGGTAGGCCATAAGTCCTTCCTCAAACCAAATCCCATGAAATACACTCTTCACGACACATTTAACGGCGGAACCGTCTCGCGCCATCGTTCCATCGAAGCCGCAGTCCGCGCATCCTATCGTTTCTCGCGTGCGGTCAAGCGAGCGAATGGCAAGAACTCATTTATCACGACCGAAATCCGTTGCGACGGCAAACGACTGGATGAAAACCAGCAAGAAGCCGCGCAGGGAATCCAATGGGCAATCGAAACCGGAACCCTACGCGCCTGAACCCATGAACCCAAACTATACCACAGACGGCCCTTGGTCGTCAGATTCAGAATTCATCTCCTCACCTGACGGCTTTATTGCTCAGGTAGTCGAACGCGACACGCCCCGCGAAACGGAAGCGAACGGACGATTAATCGCCTCCGCGCCTGACTTGCTCGCGGCTCTGCAATGGGCCGTAAATTCCGCTGATTCGGAGCAGTACGAAGCTTGTTGGTACGCCGCCGCCCGTTTCGCCATCTCCAAAGCGAAAGGCAATCTGTGAGCCATACCCCCGGACCTTTCCCGCTCAAAATCACGCAAGTTGACGACTTTTTCGTCATCATCACGAATCAGGGAAACCATTACGCGAAGACTTTCGACCCCACCGCCGCCCACTTAATCGCTTCCGCCCCCGATCTTCTCTCCGCGCTGGAACGTCTCGCGCATCCGATGGCCGATGACGAGGATTTAGACTATGCTCGCGAGGTCATCAGGAAGGCGAAAGGGCTTTAAGCCGCTCCGTTTATCCGGTAAACCCTGTCCGCGCATCAAATCGCATAAAAATCACTCTATCGCGCATCAAATCATGCATCCGCTCCTCTTATCCGCGCTTATCCAGATCGAATCACACGGAAATGATCTTGCCCGTGGCCGTCACGGCGAGCTTGGCGCGCTTCAAATCAAGCCGGTCATGGTTCGCGACGTGAATCGAATCATGGGTACGCACTACGCCCACGCTCAGGTAACGAATCGCGCCGTCGCGACGTTCATCGCAAACGCATACCTAAGCCACTACGGCAAACACCTCAGCGACGAATCGCTCGCAAGAATCTGGCAGGGTGGGCCAAACGCCATCAAGCGTTCCTCCTCCCGCGCCTATGGCCGTCGTGTCATGCAAAAACTTTCCTCTCTCGAAATTAACCAAACAACAGCAAAGAAATGAAACTAACCATCCAGTCAAAACAGAACGCTCAGACGATTGTCGATCTGTTCAACGCAATCCTCACGGGCGAGGAAGCTGAAAACGGCGCGAAACCGCTCAGTATTTACGACGAAAACAAGCATATCTGTAGCCTCGTCGCGAAGGACGGCCATCAGATTCTGGAACTGATCATCGAACGCGAGGAAGGCGACAAGCTCGTCCAGATCGGCGAACCGGAGACGCTATGAGCCGCAACCTGTTCGCAAAACCGCTCTACAAGGTTCAGATCAGCGGCGCGATTGGCTGGTCAGATCTGAAGGAACGCGTGGTCAAATTTGAGACGGTCGAATTCTCCTCGCGCAAGGATGCGGAACGTGCGGCAAAGGAACTCAACCCCGGCGAGTACACGCAAGGGCGGATTCGGGTCGTCCCGGTCGAACTCAGCGAGGACTACGATGTGTATCCCACCGCAGAACGATCCAAGCCGTGAACCCACCGTGCATCATCATCCCGTCAATCTTGTCGAGTTCTGCGCCGGATATTGCGGCATTGGAATTGGACTCAAATCAGCTATCCCGCATCTACGCACTATCGCTTACGTCGAAAGGGAAGCATACGCCGTCGCAAACTTGGCTGCGAAAATTGAAGAGGGACGACTGGATGCGGCACCTATCTGGGCGGACCTGCTCGCCTTCCCATACGCAAAATTTCGAGGACTGGTGGATATCGCGGCTGCGGGAATCCCGTGTCAGCCGCATAGCCACGCCGGACTCCGTAAAGGTGGAGCCGATGAAAGATTTATCTTTGATGACTGGCTCATCGGACTCCAGCAAATGCGTCCGCGCTGCATCCTCATCGAAAATGTCGAAGGACTCCTTACCAGTCTTATGCCAGACGGAACTCTTTGCATCCGATGGACGCTGGAGAGACTGGAACGCATGGGCTACCGCGTTGCGAGCGGACTATTCAGCGCGCAAGAATGCGGCGCGCCACATATTAGGAAGCGGGTCTGGATTCTGGCCTACGCCGACAGCGAACGAGGACAAGGATCAGAATGCTTCCTTCGCGACGCTTGCGCGACTGGACAAGGGCGGTCGAATCCTGCGACGGATAGCGACATTGACGATGCGTGGAAATGGCCCAGTGGACCAAATCAACCTCAACGATGGTGGGAACCGGCGCGAACGCTTGAATCCAGCTTGGGTCGAAAGTCTGCTCGGTCTGCCGTTATCTTGGACCGCTTGCGACTCCTCGGAAACGGAGTCGTCCCCGCAACCGCCAATCTAGCATTCCGCACTCTCGCGTTCCAAATTCTCGCCTCCAAACCCATCCAATCCTAGCGCATCCAACCCCATGTCCGCTGTCACCATGCCAAAACCAAATCAAAACGCGCCAGCGAGGCGTTTAGAGCGTTTAAACGACAATCCAACATCGTCATCACAATCTTGGA